AGAGAAAGATGGGGAGAGCGTTTTCATCTTACTACAGATCAGAATGCAAAAACTCGCTTCGATAATGACAGAACAGGAGTAATGATTGCAACTTCTATCTCTGGTCTTGGAACGGGCGAAGGCGGGCAACGCGTTTGTCTACCATATAACCAGAAGATAGATACAGAAATTGGTAGGGTCGAGATCGGAAAGATCGTCAAAGAAAAATTAGAAATCAAAGTTGTTAGTTTTAATCATAAGACAAATAAAACAGAACTTTCTAAAATAGAAAAGTATTTTGAAAATGAAGGCCGAGATATTTTTGAGATAGAACTTGAAGACGGCACGACATTTCGATGTACTGAAGATCATCCTGTATATGTTAATGGTAAAGGGTATATTCAAGCAAGAGAATTAACAGAAGAAGATGAGGTGGTCTGCTTATAATGGGTTGTTTATATCAAATAACTTCTCCATCTGGTAAGTCTTATATAGGCATTACTAATTTTACCGCTCAAGAAAGATGGTCTCAGCATGTAGGCGAAGCATTAGGGTCAAGGTCTAAAAGAGCAATTTCTAATGCTATAAGAAAATATAGCTCTGATTTGTTTGATGTTAAAACACTTCTTATTGCAAATGATGCGGCTTATTTAAAGTTGATGGAAGTTAAAGTAATTGCGGCATTTAAAACGCATACACCTAATGGTTATAATATGACTGCTGGCGGAGATGGTGTTGTTGATTTAGATAGCGAGACTTTTAAAAATCTTCTTGAAAAACGCTTAAAAACTATAAGGTCGAAAGTATATAGAAAGAAAAATTCAGAAACTCAAAAGGCGCTTTGGACAGAAGAAAAAAGACAAGAAAGATCAAGAGTTGTTTCTGAATTGTGGGAAGATGAAAATTATCGCAATCATATGTCTGAAGTTCACAAAGGATGGCATTATTCTAAAAGAGAAAGAGAAAAAGCGTCTATACGTTCTAAAAAACGCTGGAGTAATCCGGAGTATGTCAAAAGACATAAACTTATGATGAAGAAACTTTGGCAAGATGATGAATTTAAAAAGAAAATGGCTGAAGCCACAACCGATGAAGTAAAAAAGAAGATAGGTGTTGCTTCAAGAAAGATGTGGTCTGATCCAGAGTTTCATGCAAAAAGAAGTAAGCAAATGAAAGAGTATTTTAATTTGCCAGAAGTTAAAGAAAAAATAGCTGAAAAAACAAGACAACAAATGGCTGATCCAGAAGCAAGAAAAAAGATTGGTGAAGCCATGTGTAAGCATCGAGGTTATATCTTTTCAAAAGGTATTAAACCAAAAAATCCGAGAAGCGTGTTTTATAAAATTTGGGACAAGATAGAAAGTAAGATAACATTCGCAGAGCTTTATCGTTTTGATATTGAAAGCCGTAGAATATCAGAAGCTGTTGATCGTGGCTATTTGGTGATTGTTAAATAATGAAGATTAAGAAGATAAAAAGTATTAGACGAATCAGAAAAGACTCTGCTACTTATAATATTCAAGTAGCAGATAACTATAATTATTTTGCCAATGGTGTACTTGTTCATAATTGTATTGATGACGCCCATAACGTGCTTGAAGTAGAATCAGAGCCAAAAAGACAAAAAGTATTAGCTGTCTGGGACGATACTCTTTCAACTCGTGTCAATGATGTAGAAGTCGGTGCTTATGTCGGCGTCATGCAAAGAACACATTCAAAAGATTTAACTGGTCATATTTTAGAAAAGAGAAAAGATGGGCAGATAGACAATCTTGTGCATGTATGTCTTCCTGCAAGATACGAAAAGAATCATCCGCACCCTTCTGATACTCCATTAAACTTTACAGACCCAAGAACAGTAGAAGGCGAGCCTTTAGATAAAGGAAGACATCCAGAAGATAGTCTAAAGCAATTAGAGGGAAAACTTACTGCCTGGGGTAAGGCTGGTCAGTTACAGCAAAGACCAAGGCCAAAAGGTGGTCAGATTGTTCAAGCAGGAAAAATTAAGATAGTAGATAACTATAATCATAGATTAGTAAAGAAGATGGTGCGTTACTGGGACAAAGCTGCCTCTGAGGATAAAAGTGCTTCTCACTCAGTAGGTCTTCTGATGGCATCTATGAGAGATGAATGTATTGACTACGGCTTTATTGTTCTGGATGTTGTCTACGGCCAATGGACTTCTGGCGAGCGTGATGTAAGAATGCGTCAAACTGCTCAGATGGATGGAATAGAAGTTGAACATGTAGTAGAGCAAGAAGGTGGCTCCGGCGGTAAAGAATCAGCACAAAACTCCATAAGAAAAGTATTTGCCATATTTGCCATCTTTCTCAAGCCCTTTGTCAAACCGAAAAGTTATCAACTCGGAAATATTCGTAAAAAACTTTACATTGTTGTACTCTTTATTTTCTGGCATATAATTAAGTCCTTTATTTT